GCACTACATAAAGCAAATGTTGCTATCTACCTAAAGAACCCTGCTGGTATTGGAGAACATTCCGATATTGCAGAGGCAGTAGAATCAGAACTAACGAAGATTGCTCACTCACAGGATATTATCGACATGGTTGATAAACATTTCTCAACTGAGGAACAATTACCACTTTTCTCTTGACATTCTGCCTTAAACCGTATATAATGAAACTCTTTGATAAGGAAATATGTCTGCATGAAATTTTACACCCACGTTGCCCAATGGGGCAACCAACTTCTTGTTCGGGGTTATAAGGATGGTGTTCGTTCTAATTACAAGGTTAAGTACGAACCCACTCTTTATGTCCCTGTAAAGAAAGAAACAGGTTACAAAACTCTGGATGGCGGTAACGTCAATCCTATGAAATTCCTTACCATTAAGGAAGCAAAAGAGTTTGTAGAACTATACAAGAGTCAACCGCACCTCGTGTTCGGTATGGCTCAATTCCCATATACTTACATCGCAGAACAATACCCTCGACAGATTCAATTTGATTCTGAGAAGATGCGTATTGTAACTATCGATATTGAAGTCGAATGTGAGAATGGATTTCCTCATGCAGACCAAGCAGCAGAACCTATGCTGTCTATTACAATCAAGAACCACGATACTGGACGTATTAAGGTTTGGGGATTGCATGATTACAAAACCGATAGAGAAGATATCCAATACATCCAATGTGCAACTGAACGTGAACTGCTAGCACAGTTCCTTTCATGGTGGGAATCTGACCATCCAGATATTATTACTGGTTGGAATACAGAATTCTTTGATATTCCTTATATCTGTAATCGTATCAAATCCCAAATGGGTGAGGACGCAATGAAACGTCTATCGCCTTGGGGTGTTGTTGATGCACGAATGGTTGGTTCTGGTTTTGGTAAGAAAGACCAAGTGTACAACATTCTTGGTGTCGAGAGTATTGATTACCTACAACTATACAAGAAGTTTACTTACACCAATCAAGAATCATATCGTCTTGACCATATTGCATTTGTTGAACTAGGACAGCGTAAGGATGAAAATCCATACGAAACATTTCGTGATTGGTATACTAAAGATTATCAATCCTTTATTGACTACAACATCCTTGACGTTGAACTAGTTGATAGACTTGATGAGAAGATGAAACTCATCGACTTGATTCTGACTATGACGTATGAGGCAAAGGTAAATGTCTCTGACTCGTTTACGTCTGTTAAGTATTGGGATGTGTTGATTTACAACCATCTACTAAAACAAAAGATTATTATCCCACAGAAACTTGGACACAAATCCAAGGGTGAGAAGTATATTGGTGCTTACGTTAAAGAACCACAAGTTGGGCAACACAAATGGGTTATGTCATTTGACTTAAACTCTTTGTATCCTCACTTGATTATGCAGTACAATATTTCACCAGAGACTTTGTTGGCAAAACAACTTAATCTAGGGGACAATGCAGTTGATGATTTAATTGCACAGAAATTCAAAATCAAAGATATGCTTCCATCCAATGTAACGATGACACCTAACGGTGCATTGTTTAGTAAGGACAAACTAGGGTTCTTACCTAAGATGATGCAAGAGATGTACGATGACCGTACTATCTATAAAAAGAAGATGTTGGATGCAAAACAGAAATATGAAGATACCAAAGATGCTAAATACTTAAAGGATGTATCTAAGTTTCAGAACATCCAGATGGCAAGAAAGATTTCCCTTAACTCTGCTTATGGAGCGATTGGTAATGAATGGTTTAGGTATTACGATTTGAGGATTGCAGAAGGTATTACAACTTCTGGACAGTTCTCTATTCGTTGGATTGAAAAGTCTATTAACATGTATCTAAACAAATTATTAAAAACGGATGGAGAAGATTATGTTATTGCATCGGATACGGATTCAGTATACATTACTTTTGACAAATTGGTTAATAGTGTGCTTAAAAAGAAAGAAGAGGAATCAGATGATTCATATCGTGGGAGGGCCGTGGACTTCCTTGATAGAGTTGCTCAAGATAAACTCGAACCTTTTATTGATAAGAGTTATCAAGCTCTTGCTTCATATGTAAATGCATATGACCAAAAGATGCAAATGGCACGAGAGGTTATTGCAGATAAAGGTATCTGGACTGCAAAGAAAAGATACATTCTTAATGCATGGGATATTGAAGGTGTACGTTATCAAGAACCTAAACTTAAAATCATGGGTATCGAAGCAGTTAAATCTTCCACGCCCGCACCTTGTCGTGATAAGATTAAAGAATGTCTAAAGATTATTATGTCTGGTACTGAGAAAGATGTTAACACATTTATCCAAGGGTTTCGTGAAGAGTTTATGAAACTGCCTCCAGAAGAGATTGCATTCCCTCGTTCAGTGAATGGATTGAAGAAGTGGAGTAGTAGTTCGGGTATCTTCAGTAAGGGTGTTCCTATGCATTGTAAGGGAGCATTGCTTTACAATCACTACACCAAACAGAGTAAACTTACTAACAAGTATCCTCTCATACAGGAAGGTGATAAAATTAAGTTCTTAAATTTGAGACAACCTAATCGAATGTCATCTAATGTGATTTCGTTTATTACCAAGTTGCCCAAAGAACTTGATATCCACAGTATGATTGACTATGATTTGCAATATGAGAAGGCATTCGTTGAACCTTTAGTGTTCATTATGAACCAGATTGGTTGGAATATTGACCGTTCTTATGGAACACAGACAACATTAGAAGATTTTTTTGGATAAATGTCTTGACATTTGTTGGCAAAACAAGTATACTAAGAGTATAAATTATGAAAGAGGAAGTGAATGAAATATTTTAGATATACGTTGGATGAGTTAAAAGAGTCATCTGATAGAAAACTTTTTAACTACATTTCGTTTTTTGCAGGCGGCGGTGGTTCATCAGCAGGATATAAACTTGCTGGTGGCAACTGTCAGTTTGTTAACGAATTTCAACAAGTCGCAGTTGACACATATCTAGAGAACTGGCCTGGAACTCCACATATCTGTGGTGATATTAAAGAAATCACTGGTGCAAAGATTATGGAAATGACAGGTATTAAAAAGTATGAACTTGACATTCTAGACGGTTCTCCCCCATGTCCACCATTCTCTATGTCTGGTACTAAACAAAAAGGTTGGGGTAAAGAAAAGACTGCCTATGGCATGAAACAAAAGAACATTGAAGATTTGACTTGGGAACAGATTCGTATTGCTGGTGAAATGATGCCAAAGGTAATTATCTGTGAGAACGTCAAAGGTCTTACAATGGAATATGCAAGAGAACACTTAATGCGAATGGTAAATGACTTTGAGGCATTAGGGTATACAACAGTTTATAAAGTACTAAAGGGACACAATCATGGTGTGCCTCAAAAAAGAGAAAGAGTTTTTATCGTATCGGTAAGAAATGATGTTCTGGATAAGATTGGAGTACCATTTATGATACTCGACAGTTTGATATTTCCAGAACCAGAAGAACATGTCACCACCATTAAAGATGCTATTTGGGATATCCAACAGAACAATGCAAATGCTGTAGAAGCAATTGAACTTTGTGAGTCGATGACCAAGAGCGCTAAATATAAGTGGATGAAGAGACTTCCTAAAAATCCAGACAAGGTAGTTTCAGTTGGTGATGATGTAGTTGGGCCTTGGTATGATAAGGTAATCGAACATAGAAAGAAATGGGGTAAGACTTTACCAGAAAAGAAAACATCGTTTTTTCAATCTCGTAGAGTTCCTTGGAATCAAGCATCTCATACACTTTCTGAACAAGGACTACAAACAAGTCTTGCAGTACACTTGCATCCTGTAGAAGATAGGGTGTACACTACAAAAGAGGCTGCACGACTAATGACTTTGCCAGAGGATTATATATTCACTGGTACTCTTAATGAGAAACTAGCAAGAATTGGGTTAATGGTTGCTCCTATCTGTATGAAATATCTTGCAGATAAAGTGTACGAAAACATCCTTAGACCCTACAAGGAGACAGAAAATGGAAAAACTAACGGTTAAAAAAGACTTAGGTCAAAAAGAAACTTACGACAAATGGAATGGTAAATTCCTAGACGAATCAGCATACGATGAAGTAATCAAAGTAACTGATACAGACATGGGAGTAATGAAACCCATCCTATCTTTGGATGGTTCAGATGTTCCCCTTGCATATGTTATTACAAATGCATTCCCTACAGAAAGTAAGATTAGAGATATTCTAACTACAATCGAAGATACATCTACAATGAGAGCAAACTGTTCTGGCCCTATTGATAAAGAAGAGATGTTGGCAAAAGGATTAGTTGAAGGTGAGGACTACAAACTTAGAACACCTAATTCATATTATACTCGTACAAAGTCTGGTGGTTGGGGTATGATTGCATACTCAAACGAAATCCATTCTGTTATGATTGGACATAAACGTGGACGCTTTACTGGTGGTATTGACGTTTCTGGTTGGTGTAAAGACAACAAAGAGAAGTGGGAAGCACTACAAGAAATTACTGAACACAATGAAACAGCATTTGCAAAGGCGAATAATGACATATATAAAAGTCAGAAGTCTTTCGCAGACAATAACATTCGTCCAGAACATCGTATCGGTGAAGGTATTTTTACTACACTTTCTGCGAATAGATATTCTGCATATCAGTCTGCAAAGATGGCTGCACATGTAGACAGTGGTGACACTGATGCTGGTATGACAAGTATGTGTGTATTCAGAGAAGGTGACTATGATGGTGCATATCTTTGTTTCCCTCGTTATGGTGTTGCAATTGATGCCCCAGATAATAGTGTAGTGATTGCAGATAGTCAAGAAGTACATGGTGTTACACCTATCTCTGGTAGTGGACAACGGTTTAGTTGTGTTGCATATTGTGACAGACGATTGGCAACAGTTGGTGTCTACGGTAAACAAGAGAAGTTAATTGGAAAGTACGCTGCAAAAACATCTGGAAATTTAAATGACTTTCTTGGCGAATAAGCCTTGACATTTGTTATAATAACA